TCTCAAGCGGGACAAGGTGGGCGGCCTTCTCCTGGATCTACGAGTACCTCCGGAACCTCGGGAGCCCTGTCTCGATCGTGGAGACTGGTACAGCTCGACAACGCGGGAACTATCAAGGCGACGGACAATCGACGATCCTCTTCGATTGGATGCTCCAGGAGTTCGGCGGAACAGGGATCTCGATCGATCTCTCTCTCGATGCCGTTGGAGTAGCACGATCACAAGTGCAGAGGATGACGGTGATCCACGGAGACTCGATCACAATCCTCCGCGGCCTATCCGATCTCGAACGTGTGAACCTCGTCTATCTCGACTCCTACGATTGGACAGGAGGATGGGATGCGGCACTCCACCACGCGGGAGAACTCTCCGCGATCTTCTCCCGTCTCTCTCCGGGATGCGTGATCGCGGTCGATGATTGTATGTCTCGCACGAATGGGAAACATATGCTCGTCTCCGCGATGCTCCGAGAGATGGGGATGACGCCCGTTCTCGAGTCCTATATCACGATCTGGATCAAGAGCTAGGCGGTCTCTCTCGATTTCGTCTAGGATCTCCGACTATGGGATACGAGGCGAAGGTCGAACGCGATAAGAGAATCAAGGCGAACCTCGAACTCCCCGAGGCGAAGATCTTCGTCGAGATGGTGCGACGCGCACGTGGCGACTCGAAGGCTCTCTCGGGTGTGGCCGCGGCCGTCGATGCTCTTGGACTTCCGCCATCCTGGATGCGTGAGCGTATGGCGGGGAGAATCCGCATCAAGTCCGCCGATCTGGAGATCCTCGGGAGGCTAGTGGACATCGCCCGGTCGAACCCCTACCACGTCGCGAAGGCTACGGCGACTCCGGCAAGGACGAGCATCGAGGGGTCGTCGGATGAGCTCCGCGTGTATCGGAACGCGGTGCGGAAGTTCTGTCGTCAATGCGTAGGCGCGGATCGGGAGGACAAGAACGAAGATCTTCGATGTCCCGACGCGGGATGTCCTCTCCGTGGCGTCTCTCCACTCCAACTCGACGACCGTCCTATCCTGGTAGGTGAGGCGTGGGACTAGACTAGGTGCGGGCTCGCGCGGTCGCCTCGGACGTTCCAGAGAGTTCTCCGAGGATACGAGAGGTTCGACTCCTCTCCGAGTCCACCACTACCTCCGGACTTTCTTCTTCGCGCGATCCTTCTCGATCTTTATCCGTGGCGCGGCACTCCCATATCGTTCGAGGTAGAGCGGCCGTGCGGATCGATACTCCATCGCAAGGACGCGATCGGCGCGGTGGCATCGATCCGGTGAGAGGTAGCGGCGATGGAGTGCCATCAACGCGAACGCCCAGATTCTCGAGTGTCCCTCTTTCGTGATGAGGTGCGCGAGCTCGTGGAGCGCGGTCTCTCGATTCTGTCCACCACAGAACTCAATCACGGCTCGATCCTCCCACGATGCCTCGGCGTCATAGCACGCTTCCGCGCCGATCTGGTGAGAGTGAAGACGAATCTCGTCGATGTGCACCTTCTCCATCTTCGCGATTCGCCGGGTGAAAGCGATCACGGGCGTCCACCTCTTCACGGCGTCCGCGGGTTTATCCTCTGGCACTACTAGGGGAATCACGGGAGGAGTCTATGCGGAAACCGTGTCTCGTGTGTGGCGCACCTTCGGCCGCGACGCGGTGTCCTATGCACGCGCTCAAGGACGACCGGAAGCGTCCAGGATACGGCTACGCCTGGACGATGATCTCCCGCGAGATGCGCTCGCGCTACCCGTTCTGTATGAGGTGCGGAGCCTCCGGGATAGGAGTAGAACTCCACGTCGATCACATCACGCCTCGATCTCTGGGCGGGACGGATCACCTCTCGAACCTCCGAGTCTGGTGCGGCTCGTGCCATAGGCGATACGGAAAGACACGCCGTTCTAGGGGGTAGGGGGGTAAAAGTTCGCACGCCTAGTCCGTCTATATCCAACCCCCCACGGCTCACGCGCGCCTGGGAGTTTTTCGGTTTCGGTGTACGAATCGAACAGGTGGTCTAGGATAAGTCGATGGCGATGTGGAAGACTCGAATCGTTGGACTAGGGGCGGAAGATCCCGCGCAACTCCTCGCGAATCCGGAGAACTATCGCGCGCATCCGAAGGCTCAACGGGAGGCAATGCTCGCCATCCTGGACGAGATCGGGTTCGTCGCACCCGTGATCGTGAACCGGACGACGGGGCATCTTGTCGACGGACATCTCCGAGTCGAGCTCGCACTCTCGCGCGACGAGAAGGCGATCCCCGTCTCCTACGTCGAACTCTCCCAGGACGAAGAGCGTCTCATCCTTGCAACATTCGATCCTCTCGGGGACTTCGGGTTCGCGGATAAGGATCGGCTCAAGGATCTCCTCGATGGCATCGGGACAGGAGAGGCCGCCATCCAGAGTCTCCTCTCCCACGTCGCGGACGAGGCGGGAATCCTCGCCGCATCATCCCAGGACATCGCTCCACCTCGATCCGTAAAGTGTCCAGCTTGCGGAGAAGATTTCGTTCCGGGTAAGTGATGGGAACCCGCGGCCCACGTCCACGCCCGACTCGACTCAAGGTTCTCGACGGGGATCGCTCGGCTCTTCTCGCGGAGATGACGGAGCCCATTCCAGGAGGCGGCGCGCTCACTCCACCGATCGATCTTCGCCCGGAAGCTCGCGCCGTATGGGAGCGGGTCGTCGATGCTCTTGGACACACCGGAGTCCTCACGAGTGCAGACAAGGACATACTCCGCCTATACTCGGAGGCGTTCGCTCGATATCTCGACGCGGAGGCGATGCTCGCGAAGACAGGCCCACTCCTCAAGGGGCGGGATGGGAACTTCGTCAAGAATCCACTCCACCAAATCGTCCGAGATAACGCGGACGCGGTGAAGAAATACGCACGGGAGCTCGGGCTCACACCCGCCGCGCGCGTAGGATTACGAGGAGAGATTGGCGAACAGGCGAACTCGGCAACCGCGAAACTCGACGCGATCATCCGCGCAACCCGCCGCGCCTAGCACGGACGGCGGCCTCGTCGCGGAGTTCATCGAATCATTTTGCCGGCTCTCAAAAGGAGACACCGCGGGGCAACTCATAAAGCTCCGACCGTGGCAACGTGAGATCCTCGACGAGATCTTCCAACTCCGAGAAGATGGCCGCCGAAAGATCAAGCGTGGCGTCCTCTTCATTCCCCGAAAGAATGGAAAGAGCCTCCTCGCATCGGGTATCGCACTCTTCTCGATTTTTTCGGAGGTAGGTTCGGAGGTGATCGTCGTCGCGGGAGATCGCGCCCAGGCTCGAATCGTCTTCCGTGAGTGCGCTCGTATGGTCGAACTCGATCCAACTCTCTCGAAGAAACTTCGCGTGATTCGCGACGTGATCGAGTATCCAGAGACAGGATCTGTCCTTCGCGTCCTCTCATCCGACGCCTCACGCGCCGAAGGGTACAACCCCTCGACGGTGATCTTCGACGAGCTCCACGTCCAACCGGACGACCGTCTCTGGAGCACCCTCAACCTCGGATCGGGCACGCGGAAAAATCCACTCGTCCTCGGCATTACCACCGCGGGATCGAAGACGGACTCTCACGGACAGGACTCGATCGCATTCCGTCTCTGGCAATACGGCTCGCGCGTAAAGTCTGGCGAGATCCAGGACGACTCCTTCTTCTTCCGATATTTCACCGCCCCGGAGGATCTCGCGTGGGATTCTCCCGAGGCGTGGAAGGCCGCGAATCCCGCCTTCGGAGACTTTCTCGATCCCGAGGATTTCGAGTCCGCGGCGCGATCTATTCCACCCGACGAGTTCCAGACGAAGAGGCTCAATCGATGGATCTCCTCGATGTCCTCGTGGCTCCCGACGGGAGCGTGGGATCGCCTCGCGGTCGATCGTCGCATCCAACCGGGCGAGCCTTGTGTGATTTCGTTCGACGGATCATTCGACGGAGACTCGACCGGGGTCGTCGCCTGTACCCTGGACGGACATATCGAGCCCCTCCTCCTCTACGAACGCCCGATCGACGATCCACATTGGCGCGTCGATATTGGACTCGTGGAGAAAGACATCCTCGATCTTGTCCGTGTCCGTGGACTCAAGATCGTCGAACTTGCGGCGGACGCCTTCCGGTGGAGTCGGAGCCTCGAGGCGATGGAGAAAGAGAACCTCTTTCCACTAACCCTCTATCCACAGAGCCCCTCCCGGATGGTGAGTTCGTGCCAGAGGCTATACGAGGCGGTCTCACAGGAGAACGTCCACCACGGCGGAGATCCCGTTCTCGCCGCGGCACTCTCGCGCCATCTCGCGAATGCCGTCGTCAAGATGGACAGGTTCGGGCCTCGAATCACGCGCGAGCATAAGGGCTCCCAGAGACATATCGATCTCGCGGTGTGTGCGGTGATGGCGTTCGATCGTGCAAGGTACTATGCTCTCGAGGCGGAGAAGCCTGGGAAGAGTGTGGAGTTTATTAGCTTATGAAGTCGAACATCCTCGAGATCACGGGAGCGGCTCTGGTAGTGTTCTCCGCGTACCTTGTGAATCCTTCCATCATCATCGGTCTAGTCGGGATCGCGCTCATCGCGATCGGATATTCGAGGAGTGATAAGTGAGCATCATCCGCCGCGTACTCGGGAACGGAGAATCACGGAACCTCGGCGGTCTCGGACTTCTACCCCAGGCGTTCGATCGAGCTCCATTCTTCACATCGTCGAAGGTGAGCCCCGCGAGCACGCTCGGACTAGCCTCGGCCTGGAGCGCGATCACTCTCATCTCCGACGTTCTATCAACACTCCCGATCGACGCCTACGTTCGCGATAATGGACAACGCCGCCCCTATCGTCCGGGAGGATCTAAACCATCCTGGCTCCTCGTGCCATCCCCGCGACAACCCGCGCTCGGAATCAACAGCATCATCTCGCAGATTTGCGTCTCGCTCTATCTCAATGGGAACGCATTCGTCTACGCGCCGAAAGATCCAGACTCCGCGGAACCTCTCGAGGTCGTCGTCCTCGATCCGAATGCCGTCGAGATCGTTCGACGCGGACACGAGGTCTCCTACAAGGTGAGCACCACCTCGGATATGAACGGCATCGAGTTCGGTGCGGACACCATTCTTCATATCCCATTAATTCAGATGCCTGGACAGGATCGAGGCGTGAATCCGATCGAGGCACTACGTCGAACGATCGGGCTCAACATCACACTCGACGAGTCCGCGTCCGGATGGTTCGCGAACGCGTCAACGCCTAGCGGCGTGATCGAGGTCTCCGAGAGCCTCACCGCCGAACAGGTGAAGGCACTAAAAGAGGGATGGAACCGCCATCACACGGGCGCGAACGCGCACTCCGTCGGAATCCTCTCGGGTGGCGCATCGTGGAAGGCTCTCTCATTTCGTCCGGAAGATGCTCAACTCCTCCAGAGTCGAGAGTTCGGTGTGGCCGAAGTCGCCCGTATCTTTCGAGTCCCGCCCGCACTTCTCGCGATGACGACTCCGGGCGCGATGTCCTTCGCATCTGTCTCGGAACTTAACGCCGCATTCGTCGCCTATACGCTCCGCCCACTCGCGGAGAAGATCGAGCGCGCCCTCTCGACGCTCATCCCACTCCCCGAGGCATTCGTTCGTCTCTCGATGGACGCGCTCGTCCGAGGCAATCTTCGAGACAGGTATGAGGCACACCGCATCGCCCTCTCTTCGGGGTGGGAGACCGTCTCGGAGATTCGACGACTCGAGGATCTTTCTCCGGTCGATGATCCCGCCGCATCCGCACTCCGACAACCTCTCAACGAATCCGACTCGGGACTCGCATCCGCCCGCCAAAAGGCGGACATCTTCGCCCTCCTGGTAGGTGCGGGGATGGATCCATCCGAGGCGCGTAAGGTGGCGCGATTGTGAGTCGATTTCGTAGCGCGCAAATAACGGTCGGAACCGTGGCGATTCCGATTGGAACAGCGAATCCCGACATCGTGCACTCGATTACGGCCGTGAACTATACGAACGCCGAGATCTATATCGGCGGGGCGGATGTCTCCGTCGGCAACGGGTTCCACGTCTACAAGGCTCTCCCGCCCGTTGTCTTCCGTATCTCCGACGGCGACGTCCTCTGGGCGATCGCATCCGCCGCATCGTCCGAACTCCACATTTACGATTTCCAGGAGAACATCTAATGTCGTCGATCATCGTGGACGTGGATGGGACGCTCGATCTAGGAGGTGGAACTCCGAACGAACGCCTCGTCTCCGTCCTCAACGAAGAGGCGAAGTCCGGGCAATCCGTGATCGTCGTCTCGGC